CATTATGCCCGAATCACAAGGAGGATCCTTTAATTTTAAAAACATCATGGATGATTTTTATAATTACAAAACTGAAGGAGGTGATAGTGATACTGAATTACAGAAACGAGCGTATCAAGGGAATATGGTGCAAAGTGTTCTTGATAGTCAATTGGCTCAGCAGCTTGGTGAATATAATTCTGGGTTAGCACAAGAGAATATGACGCATCAAGCTGATTTAGAGATACGTAATCAGACAGGACTAATGCAAGAAGAGTTTAATTATGGAATGCAGGGGATGGATGCACAATTCCAGTATGGAGAACAAGGATCACAAAATCAGCATGAGCGTGACTTAGGAATGTTATCAGCATCCGGTGAAGAGCAGCGTCTTAATGTTTCAGCACAAGGTGATCAAGATCGTCTGGGTGAAATCGTAAAGGGTGAGCAGGATCGATTGACCAATGATCTAAACAACCAATCATCCGAAGCAATTGCTACTGGAAGGTATGACGCAGATAAAACAATTGCAAGTACACAAGCCGACGCAAGTAAATACGGCGCAGACCAGACAAGAGCAGGAGCAGAAAATGTAGCTACCACACGAGCAGGAGCAGATACAACAGTTGCTACCACTCAAGCAGGAGCAGCTACAGATGTAGCTAGAACTCAAGCAGGAGCAGATACAACAGTTGCTGACACTCAAGCAGAGGCTTCTATGTACGGAGCCGATCAAGCACGTGATGCAGCTAAAGCTGTAGCTGCAACACGAGCAGGAGCAGATACAACAGTTGCTACCACTCAAAAAGAAGCTGCTACAGATGTAGCTAGAACTCAAGCAGGAGCAGATACAACAGTTGCTACAACTCAAAAAGAAGCAAGTACCTATGGAGCGGATCAAGCCAGAGCAGGATCAGAAAATGTAGCTATAACTCAAAAAGAAGCTTCTAATTATGGAGCAGATAAATCTCTTGAAGCTTCAAAATATGGTACAGATGGAACTATCCGCAACACTCGTGCAACAGGAGATGAAACTCGTAAGACTATGGGAACTGAACAACAATTAAAAGCAAAAGAGCGTGCANGTATGCATAGATATGCACGTGGTACAGCGAGGGCCATGTAATGNCAACTACTAAATCAAAAACGGGTAAGGTTTATTTAAATACAGTTGACCAATGGCTAGATAATATCCCTGCTTCTGACAGTGAGGACTTCAAAGAATTTGCTGAGATAACTCCATCGATCATTGAGATTTGGGTATATGCAGGAATTGTTGGCTATCAAGGAACATTCAATGATCTAGGTAGATGGGTCAAAATGAAATATAAGAAACTAGATCGTCGTGGAATACTTAACAGTGAAATTAGTGCCCTTCACTCCGATATACAAGAACTTAGAATGGCTATTACCTCCGGGGAAATCAAAGGAGATAATGGTGCTGCCAGGTTGGCGGCCCTGGAAAAAGAGCTTCGTTCTCACATTGAAGTCTCCGAACGAATCAATAAGTCTACTGATAAACGCGGGCTCGTCTTGGCTGGAGCAGACAGAGTAATGCGTGAAATAACAAGTATATTTAAGGACGATCCACAATTTGCTGAGCCTATTGAAAATGCTATAAATGCAGTATGGGCAAAAGTCTATAGTGAGGTTAGTAATGCATGACTTAAGTCTGCCGGAACTTCCTGGTTATATTCCAAGTGTTGATATTCAAGAGCTGCGTCGCCAGGAGTATATCGACAGTCGTCTCCCTTCAATGCCTGGTGTAAGTATTGAAAAATACTTTATGACAGATAGGCAGGCAGAAGCAGCAGCATTAGCTGAAGCGATTGGTATTGCGTATGAAGAAGATAGACAGCGTGCAATTATTATGCGTGCNAAGATGAGAGCTGAAGAACGTATTGCTCAAAGATATGCTGAAGAAGGTTATTAAAAGCTAGACTGATAGAAAAGTATCAGTATGGCAATAGCAAGTTCTGCATTAGCATTTAAACGAGCTGCTTTAATGACAGCTACAAAGGTTACATCTAAACCACCATCTCCTGAAGTACTAAGAGCTCGCGACGATTTCAAAGACTTTTGTGTAGCAATGGGAAAAGCTCCAGCTCATCACATGATGGAGTGGCATACAGAATTATGCACTGGTAAAGATAGTGAATGTTTACTCGGAATAGCTGGACCTAATACATCTATTCTTGCACCACGTGGGTCTGCCAAAAGCACTGTGCTTGGTTTGTTTGCTGCGTGGATGATTGGTCGGCATACAGCAGCTAAAAAAATGCTGAGAGTTTTATATATCGCATACATGGTAGATATCAGTCGAGCTAAGTCTGCAACAATCAAAGGAATACTTGCGAGTAACAAGTACAGAGAAATCTTTCCAATGGTTAGATTAAGTAAAATAAAACGTTCGGATGAATATTGGTCAATTGATTATGAATTTGCGGGTATTGATACAGCAGGTGAAGAAGCTTTCACAGTTGCGTGTGGAGGTCTCAAAGGTGCAATCACCTCTAAACGATCGCAGCTGGTGCTTATTGATGACCCTATTAAATCCGCCGCATCGATCAATAACCCGGACATTCGCCGTGAGATGGAGCAGACGTGGTCTAACGTTATCGCACCAACGATGTTTCAAGGAGCACGGGCTATCTGTTTGGGGACACGCTTCCATTTTGACGATATTCACGAGACCCTATTTGTCCCTAAGAACAACTGGAAACAGATAGTTCAAAAAGCTGTCATTACAGACGCTGAAGGAAGGCAACGTTCATATTGGCCTGAATTTTGGTCAATGAAATATCTCAACGAAAGAAAACTTGAAAACCGTATAGCCTTTGCATATCAGTATTTGAATACAGCTGTTCGTAATACGGATGTTGGTATTTCGCCTGAACTAATTGTTAGATCAGAAGTGCCTGAAGACTATGACTGTCTTGGTGTAGGTATCGACTTAAGTGCAGGATTATCAGAAAAGAATGACTGGACTGTATTCACACTTGGCGGTATCAAAGAAGGCAAGATCTATTTAATTGATCAGCGTCGAGAACGGACCATGGGAAACATGGACAAGATGGACACACTATGCGAGATGCTTGCAGATTGGAACATTCTTGTAGAAAACGATGAAGGTCAGTTCTTTCCAACCATGTCACCTTGCATAATCTGGCCTGAAGCCGTGGCATATCAAACATCTTTTGAAGGTGACTTCAAACGAATCATGCATGAAAATCGTGCTCTATACAATCTGACAGTTTCTCCAGTCAAAGGTTTTAAGGGTGACAAACTCGCCAGATTAAGAGGTGTGCTGGGATTATACGAAAACAGAAGAGTTGTTTGGAACAAGTGGAGAAAGTGGAATGTACTTGAAGAAGAACTATTAAACTTTGGTCATTCACAACATGATGATGCCGTAGACAGCATGGTATTAGTTATGGGTGGATTACTGAGAAGAGGTAGTTTACAAATTGACTACAATAGTGACAGCTTTAGTTTATAGATTGGCATGTCAAAGCTTAAAAAACGAATGGCCGGAGAAAAGCTAGATGAACGCTTTGGTGAAGGCTTTACTGATCGTGTTAAAGGAGAGGGCATTCAAGAGCCTACTAAACAGGGATATTCCAAACGAGAATTACTTGCTGAATTCCGTGCACGTCCAGACGGCGTAAGCGTAGATGAAGGAGAAGGAAACCTAGTCGATAAATTCCAAGGTCTTGTAGATTCAGGGACAAGATTTAATAATCAGGCCGAAGATTATCTTAGAGGACATGGAGTAGTTTTTAAACAGCCTAATGATGTTAAGCCTATAGAAGAAATTAAAGACATTGATTCCGATCCGTCCCCAAGTCTCAGCGAAGTTGACGCTCCAATTTCTATTGGAACCTATGCACCAATTCAAGAATCATCACCTGTTCAGACGATCACTACCAATCCAGTTCCTGAATTCAAAAATGATTCTGGTGACAATGGATATGATTTCTCTCAGACACTGAATGCAAATCAGGATAATGATATTTATAATTCTATAGTTGGCAGTAATAACAATGTTTCAAATTTCCAAGACAACGCTATAGGAAATTACTCCTCCATAGGAGATGGTCTTTTCGCCCAACGAGATCCAATGGGTTTTAAAAATAAATTCATGAATAAATTATTTAGCTGAGGAACTTAATCATGGCACAAATTAAAAAAACGAAAGCAGAGAGAAAAGCAAACCGTCAAGCCAGGCAAGAGGCACAAGCACAGTCCCAACTTAATTCAAAGGTTAAGGGCGTGCGTGCACAGAAAAGAGCAAAAAGGACTGAAAAAGCTGCTGAGCGTGAAAAGTCCTTTAATTCACAAAGCCCAGAAACGGCAGCTGACTTTGATTTTGCTAAACATGGCTCAAAGAAAGTAGGAACTAGAGAGCTTGGACATCTGCGACGTGAAAAAGGCTTTTCAAGAGAGGATGTTGCTGCTGCCGCACAAAACAGTGGATTAGAAATAGGTGACAAAGCACAAAAACGTTTAGATAAGTGGGCGAGTGCAAAGGACAGAGTTAATGGAACAAAACTCCCAACTCCTACTCCTGGTCCTGCTCCTACTCCAACACCTTCAATATTTGACAAACAGTTAACTACTATGCCTGTACCTAATCCAACACCTACTCCAACACCTCCAAAATTTGACCAACCGAAAACTACTATGCCTGTACCTCAACCATCTCCTACTCCATTCAATTCTCAGGTTGAGGACAGTTTTAATAATGAGAATGAGCAAAAAGTTGATGCTTCTCAGGAGTTGAATGTCAATGCGGATAATGACATTAATACTGCTATTACGGGTAACAGTAACAACGTAACTAATATGCAAGATAATTCTATTCGTAACTATGGTGGTGACACTCGTACCTTTAATTATCAAAGTTCTGGTAACCCTGGACTAGATTCACCTGTATCTGCCGCCACAATGGGGGGTTTCTATGCACCTAGTGATAGTCATGGCGCTAATGCTGCTCGACTTGATCGACGTATAACGCAAGCCAACGATTACGCGAAAGACAATATGAATACAAGCCATATCGCACAAAATGCAATTGATGCAGCAAAGCGCAATAGCACGATAGATCCAGCCGCCATGGATGAGCGAGTTCAAGGACGAGGTGCTGCAAGCAAAGCTCAGGCTCACTTGATGGGTAACTCTATTTATGGTGACCTTCCGAGCTTTAATCCGCAGTGGGTGCAACCAAATACTCCTAAGCCATTTGAAATGCCGACTTTTAATTAGTACATCAAATAATAATTAATCGATAGACTAATAGAAAAGAGAAAGTGGTATGAATCAATCAGTTGATAACGGTTTTAATCAAATCCTCACTGCTGCTAAAGAGCGCCGTGGGGACTTATCCGTTGACACAATGATTGTCAGCTCTCATCTTTCACAGATGAGGATGTTCATGCTGCGTCGTGGTGTTGAGTTCTATGCAGAACAAGATAGCTACGGCTATCGAAAAGAATTTCTTGCAAAAGTCTGCGAGCAGAATATGCTCGATATGAAACTAGACAGTATTGTTGATTATTTCTTATGTGACGGACAAGGCTTGTTTTACTTCCGTCCATCTGGTGATGATTATCAACTTCTTTACTTTCCAAAAGAAAACTATAGAGCTTACAGAGATCAGGAAGGTAATTTAAGTAGTGTCATATTACGCTATACCTTTAACGTACAAGAAAACAAAGGCTTTGATAACTATCCCAATAACACTCAACGTGGGGGAAAGAAAAAATATATCAAACTGCAAGTTTATAAAGATCGAATCGAGCAAACAATCTCTGATGAGAAAATTGAATTCGAAAATTCATTAGGCGGACCACAAGTTTCATTACCTGGTCAAGTCGAAACACTCACAAATAGTCTTGGTTTTATTCCTGCAGTAGAGATCTATAACTATATGGACTGTACCGGCGAAGCTGCTGGTAATGGTGAGTTTGAATGGTTGTCTAACCAAATCATGTATCACAATGAATTGGTACAGAATGTCCGCAAGAACTTAAAGTTTTTTGGTAATCCTACACTGATTTCTAGTCGTCCTAAGCAGGATATTATTGAGAGTGGTGATGAAAATACTTTCCGTCCAACGATAAGCTCACAAGCAGGTTTTAGTGCCATTGGACGTTCTAGTACACGTGTAAGTGAACCGTTTGGTGGTGCTTCCATGCTCGATGGACAAATCAGAGTCCCTAGAGTTATTGCGAACCTGGAACCAACAGATCGTATTAGCTATCTAACTCCTGACAGCGTTAGTGGTGATCAAAATATGTATGTCAAGCAATACCGTCAAGAGATTCGTCTAGCACTTGGTGGCGTAGATGATCTTGACTTCCAAGCTGCTGGCACTGCATATGAAATTAAAACTTTGTATGGACGTGTTGCAGCAACTGCTGAGAAGAAAGCCCGTGCCATGTTTACGTATGGCCTCTGCCGCTTATTCGCATTAATGATTTCTCACGAAGAACGGATGTTTGATGAGAGTTTTAGCGTAGCAATTGGATTAGAAAAGCCTGTAATTCCACTAGTAGAAGATTACCCAAACCCTGAAGAGTATGAGATACAAAATGAAAAATACAGAAAGTTCTTTGCTAAGTATGAACGTTTAAAGAATGAAGCTTTGAGCGCTATACTTGAGGGAGGCGAAATGCCCCCTGGTGTAACTGGACTTATTCCAGATGGAAGCACACAAGTTGACTGGCGTTGGATGGGTGAAGTTTTTGAAGATAGCTCTGATGAGATCCTTCAAAACTCTATCGTTGTCCGAAACCTGCAAGAAGC